AGAATCGGTTTTGGAACCACCGATCCAACCGCAGTTACTACATGGTATGAAATCACGGCAATCACGGATAACACCACTCTAACGATAAATGCACCCGTAACACTTTCAGCAGGAACTTCGTATGTCATAGAGGAGATTCGTATTGCTCTTGCCTGCACTCAATCAGGTACGGGTACTGTTGTTCTCAACAGCGGTTTGCATTACATCAAGGGATTAAACTATAGCACATTTGCAAACGGTGGAACTAACATCCCAGAGGCAACAACCGTAGACAACATTCGTGCCTCGTATCTCCTTACCGATGCAAGAATCAACGGAGATGATATACAGACATTTACGGTTACGATTGCTTCACCCGCAGTAGTGACTTGCAACAGCCACGGATTGAGAAATGGCGATGTCGTTATTCTCACGACAACTGGTGCATTGCCAACAAACTTGACTGCATCACCCACTACTGCTGCAACTCCATATTTTGTTATCAACGCATCCACAAACACATTCAATCTCTCAACGACACTCAACGGCACGGCAATCAATACAAGCGGTTCTCAGAGCGGAACTCATACTCTGCACTCCCATGCAAAAAATGTAAGCGCAACTTTGGCAATAGATGATGAGGTCAGCAAAACAGACCACAGCATCTACATGGTTTCTACATATGGCACGGCTTGTTCTATAACAGAGTATAATCTACGAGCAGCACTTACTGTTGGTGCAATGGGGTCGTTTATAACCGCAGGAACTTCAACAAGTGCGTATGTGCTATCCACCACAACACAAGCGGTTACGGGAACACCTTCACAGGTGAATTCTGGAAGAATATTTACAGTAAACCACGGCTCTGCGTCGGGAGTAAAGTCTTTGTGGTTTGTGACAACAACGAGAGTATATCGTGTTCCTGACTCAAACATAACCGATGGTTCTGTAAACTGGCTTGTGGATGCAATGCTTGAAGTTCCACCTGGAGGTAGCGTTACATACACTGCTCTTGGTAATATGTCTCAGGTGGATTATTCCTCCACAATTGATCGTTTGTTTGTCACAAACGCGAGTGGTCGTTTTGGTGTTTATATTACGCCATATACGACTGATGGAAGTCAGTTTGAAAAATATGTTGGTGCAAACCTTAACAGATTAAAACTTACCACAACACCAAGTGGTGCAAGTGATGGGTTGTTTCCGCAGACTACGCTTACACTTTGGACAGAAGACGGATGGATGTTTGTTATTCCAAACTCAACTACCTCGGGACAAAACTGGTTATATGTGTTCCCCTTTGGTATGGATGCTTACTACAACAGCACAACAAACCAACACATCATCACACCCAAACTTGCAACCACGGGTGCGACCAAACTGTATCACGCCTATGTTGACCACATGGAATACGCAGGAGACTACGGACTTGGGTTCCCCGTTGAGTCCTACAAGTTGTGGTATCGAACAAGCGGCATAGACGACAATAGCGGTGCGTGGACGGAAGTTCCGGTTGGAGCGGACTTGGACGCTGCTGCGGTGGGTGACTACATTCAGTTCAAGATTGCATTTGACATTTTGGGCGAGATTTGCGCTCCAACACGCATCTACTCAATAGCAGCAACATATGAAGATTCTTCACAGGATTCTCATTACCAGCCTTCACTCAGCAAGTCTTCGGCTGCAAGCAAGATATTTGCATGGCAACAAGTTTCATCGTGGGGCGGAACTATTCCAAACTTGAGAATTCGTCTGTATGATGCCGCTACAAACAATGAAATTTTGAATGATACGGTAACAGGTTCTGCCTATGGGAATTGGCAATATTCGGTAAACTCGGGAACAACCTGGGCAAATTGGTCCAGTTCTGCAGATGCTGTTGGAAATTACATTCGCTATACTGGAACAACATTTGGATACAGTGGTGTGACAGTAAGGGCACTACTAACGCAGGCATAATATGATAGACGATATCACTTTCTACAGCGCATATTTTTTCTTTGAGATACCATCTCAAGCAAATGGAAATATTGTAGCTCTAGAGCCAGCATCCAGTTACTTTGTGTTTAAACTAACTAATCCGGAAAGAGTAAGCGTATTGTAATATGCTAATTGATTTTCCAAACAACCCCACAGCAGGACAGACATATGCCTACGCAGGACAGCAGTGGGAATATAATGGTGTTGCTTGGGACAAACTAATAATTGCAGATGATGCAAATGCCCTATATGGCATTTCAGGCTCAATATACGCCTCCAGTCTAGCGACGGGCTTGCTTTACGGTGGAATTTTAAGCATAAATGCCGGAAGCAGCGCACACTTCGACATTACTGCTGGTAAAGGACAGATTCACACATCTGGATCAACATACACCTCAGATCCGCAGCCTACTTTCCAATATGTAACTTGGCCAGCACAAACTGGAATTACATTATCATACCTTGCAACCAATGACACCACTTGGATTTATGTTGACAGTGCAGGAATTGTTCAACAAAGAACAGAATATTACACAGACGTACAATTAGAAGAAAACATTATAATTGGTCAGCTGGTTCACCCTTCAAGAACTTTTATCAATCTTGCAAGAACAAACCCGAACGTTGCTTATGCCACTGATAAGCAATACGAACAGTTTATTCGTTCTTTCGGTCCAATTAAAATCTCTGGTCACACGATACAACCCAACGGGGCAAATTTAAAATTAAATAGAACTTCAGGTTCAGCTTTCAGCCTTGGAAGAAACTGGATCAATGACACAGATAATCCAAGCGTAGTGACGGATGGTGCCCAGACGGATTGCATATTTTATCGTTACTATAGAGGTGCTACTGCAGGAACTTTTATCACTGTACCAAACCAGACTGTAATAGACCCAACAAAATATGATAATGGAACTGGAACGCTTGCCACTGTTCCGGGAGGAAAGTATACGATCCAAAGATTGTTTTACTATCCAAATACTCCAACTTTGTTGGGTGTGTATTATGGAAGAGCGGAATACACCAGTTTGGCGGATGCGGCAGCAAACATCAATTTTGAAAATTTTACAGAAATTGAAAATACTAGAACTAATGCAATATTTGTTGCATACCTTTTGATTAAAAGCGGATGCACTGACATAACAAACACATCCGATGCTTTAATTTTACAAGGAGGAAATTTTAGAAGCACAACGAGCGGTGGTGGATCGGTCTCATTGACATTGGATGATTTGACTGATGTTATTATAACATCTCCTCAAAACTACCAAGTACTTACTTATGTTGACGGTACCACGGGTTGGGAAAATCGTTCCGTTACTTCCTTGCCTCTTGTGAGTTCTATCCGTGGACTTACAGGTGCCGTAGGAATCACTAACGGCAGCGGAATCGGTCTGAGTGTTTCTGGTCAGACAATGACCTTTAGCAACACTGGAGTTTTGAGTGTTAATGGCTCCACCGGTTCCGTAGTTACATATGCAGGGACTACCGGGAATATTCAATTCCGTTATAATAATGGAGTTACCGCAAACAATTATTTTACTCTTGAATCTGGCGACCTTGTAGAAATTACTGATATATTGTCTTTATCCGGACCAACCAGTAGTCTATGGTATTACGGCAATCAAGAAGCAATAGGTTTGCAAATAAACAGAGGATACGGTGGCTTGGGGCTTGATGAAAGCGGTGGTGTAAATATAAAAGTTCTTGGTATAGGAACTGATGCCGGTGATATTTATGCTTCAAATTTAAGAATAAGCACGCATCCTAACACCGCAGGCGGCGGTTTAATTATTTTAGATGCCGGGGGGTACGGGGCATTTACGGTAAGTCAAAACGGTGTGCTTAGCACGCTAATTCATGAATTTGGCTCAGGAATAAATTCATATAATCCGGCATCTACCAATACTTTTGCAGGTCCGATTAATGCTGCCGGTGCAACATTTAGTTCACTTGTAAGATTTAATGCAGGAATCTCATCTGCCGGTGGTACATTCTCCGCTCTTACAAGATTCACCGCAGGAATTTCTGCTGCTGGTGGAACATTCAGCGGTACACAGACATTTGTTAATGGTGCAACTTTCCAAGGAAACATAAACGCACCAAATATTGTTACAAGTTTCAATGGATCTACTGGAGCAATTGTTGGTGTTAACAGTGTTCGCGGTCTCACTGGTGCTGTAGGAATCACCAACGGCAGCGGAATCGGTTTGAATGTGTCTGGAAATACTCTGACTGTTTCAAACACTGGGGTACTGAGCATTAATGGTAGCACTGGTGCTATTACGAATGTCGCTAGAACGAATGTTGATAATAATTTTAGTGCAAGTCAAACAATTGATCAACTTTCTGCTACTCTAACGGTCAGAGATGCTGATTTGCCTGCTAGATTTGTAGTAGACCCTTCTCTTAGACGAATAGATTATTACAATGATGATCTTTTAATTCTAACATCTTTGCGTTTTACTAATTCAAATTCAACAATAACCCTCCCAAATTTTACTACAACTCTTGCAGGACTTTCTGGCACTCAAACATTTACGGGCGAAAAGACCTTTAATGCTCTTACAAATTTTCCCGGTGGCATTAGTGCTGCCGGTGCAACCTTTACTGGAGATATAAATTTAACTTCTGATATTTATCACAAAACTGATAGCAATTCAAGCTTTTTAATCCAACAACACTATAGCCCAGCACCTGGAGCATACTCTCCAACAACTTTTATAAATTTGGGCGCCCTGGGAATGGCTTTAGGATATACTGGTAACGGAAATGCTGTAAAAATAATCGGTGGCGTTGAAATAGATGCTTCTTCTACTAGTGTTTTTAGTAGTCATACACCTTTAAAAATAAAGGGCACAACTTTAAATGGCTCACCAACCCAAAGTATGACAGACTGGATTAATCCCAGCAATACAGTTTTGTCAAGTATACTTCCTTCTGGTGGTTATAGCGGTCCAGCTTCAAGTTTTAGTGGTTTGGTCAGTGCTAATGCAGGAATATCCGCTGCTGGTGCAACATTCAGTTCACTTGTAAGATTTAATGCAGGAATTTCTGCGGCTGGTGGAATAACATTTAATAGTGATGTTACTATAAGTTCTCCAAATACTTTAAATGCATCAACAATTGTTACTACAACAGGCAAAACTCAATTGGATATTGACAATAGAGCTTCTGCTAGAGTTGCTATCGGTGATTATGACTTTAATGGAAATGGAACCAATATATTTCTTAGAGATGGTGCTACAACTTTAGAACTTAGTAATCCCTATGGTGTTATATCCATCGGAGATCCAAATGTTTTTGACACTGGTTATTATATTTATTATGTATCGAATGAACATACACTATACGGAAACGGTGGATATATATCTAATTTTAATTCGATAGTGGCAATTGATGGATTTTATGAAACTGCAAATTCAATCAAAGTGACAAATAATGCTAGGAGTTGGTTCTTATGAAAAATAGAAGCAACAGGACAAATAATGGTTATATTGGTGCTTATGAAGCCACAAATATAGATGATGGTGTAATATCCGGCAATAAAAATTATATGATGGCTTTGAGAGATTGTCCAGTTACTGAGGATTTTTATCAAGGATATGGAATTTCTGGCGGTCCAAATTACACAAGACCATCACAGTGGGTTGAACTTCCGGGAGTTACCGGAGGAAACATAATTGTCGGTGCTTATGCTGTATACAATACGGACAGCAATTTTGCTTCGTTTACCATCAGCACAAGCAGCGGAAATTATTTGGTAAATTGGGGCGATGGTACAACGGGCTCCATAGCCTCTGGATCTGCAGCATACAAACAATACACCACGGCTTCTTATGCTGGTTTGACCAGCAGTGTTTTTAGAAATTATAAAACTGCACTTATAACAATAACACCAGTAACTTCTGGTGCAAATTTTACAAACATAACCTTAACAACAAAACACAATCAGTCTGGTTTGGCTTCTTATTATTCAAATGGTTGGCTTGACTTAAGAATATCGGCACCAGCGTGTACCACGGCTCTTTTTTCTAACTATAATTTTAGCAATCAAAACAGATCATCAAAATTAGAACAAATAGAGTGGATTGGCGAAGCTCCGATATCATCTCTGCAAATGTTAGGTTTGACTTCATTGCAGAAAATAGTTTCGTTTCCATCTTGCAGAAATGTAACTAACTGGACAAATATGTTCCATTCTTGCCATATGCTTCAAGAAATTCCAAAAAATATGGATTTTTCAAACGCAACTGGTGGATTTAATTATGTGTTTTATAACTGTTTCATGTTAAGAAAACTTCCGCCATTGAACACAAGAAACGTTACAACTATGGTTGGAACTTTTATTTCTTGCATTAATTTAAGAAGAATTCCTTATTTAGACACAAGCAACGTGACAAATATGGATAGCTGTTTTTATTCTTGCAATGTTTTGGAATATGTTCCCTATCTTGACACAAGAAAAGTAACTAACATAAATTATCTATTTTTTGCAAATAGGTCTTTGAAACAACTACAGCCAGAACTTCTTGGTGCCTCTTTTACATCTTGTGTTGGTACATTTTCTTCTTGCCAACATCTTTTAAGCGTTCCAAGATTAAACACCCAAAATGTTACAACAATGAACAGTATGTTTGCAAGTTCCGTATCGCTGAAAACAGTACCACAGTATAATTTTTCTAGTTGTACCGATGTAAGAAGCATGTTTAGCACATGCTACAGTTTAGAGTATGTTCCTGACATGAATACCCCAGCAGGTCTTACTGCTGTAAGTGCATTATTTAATGATTGTCGAAATTTGCAATACGCTCCTGGGATAAGTATGGGAACAGTAACAGACATAAATCTTATGTTTTACAGAAATTGGAATCTCCACACCATTCCAGCATATAATTTTTCTGCGGTAACAAATACAACAAATGCTTTTGGAGAAAATTTTTCTTTGGCTTCTTGTGGTATTACTGGATTCAGCCAAACAGTTGATTTTACAAATGCATCCATGGGTGCAACTGCTTTAAACGCTTTATATTCTAGTTTAGGAACAGTAACCGCAAAAACTATTACAGTAACAGGAAACTGGGGAACCGCTACAGATAATACAGCAATTGCAACCGGAAAAGGATGGACAGTAACAGGATAAAATATGAGAGGACCAGGATTTTACAAATTGGAAGAAAATAATTTGGTTCATGGGCCAAATTTTGTAATTAATGCAAACTATTCTTTATATAAAGAGCAAAAAGATACTTATACATATCCCACAGACGGGTGGTATTGGTTTGAAAATGAAAATGAAGCAAGATCTTTTTTTGATTTGCCTCTAATTATAGAAGAACCAGAACGTCAATTTTTTGAATAAATAATAGGAGAAACATGCCAGAAGCATATAAAAGTTTTGGAACAATAATAGGAACTACTGCGGCCACTACCATATACTCTGGAGTAACGGGAACAGCATTGGTAAATTCTATTAATATTAGCAATGTAAATACGTCATTAACTAATTTGGGTACTGTTCAATTATTAAAAGGGTCTACTGCTTACTCTATAATTACTTCAGTAACTTTACCAGTTGGCAGCAGCCTGCAAGTTTTGGATGCACCTATGGTTTTAGAAAGCAACAATACTTTAAGATATACTGCTGGATATACTTATGGAACTCATGTTATAGTATCCGTAATGGAAATAACTTGACAAAAATTTATATCCTATTATACTATATTCATGATTCTTCAATATTTTAAACACTCACCGGATGTCGTAGATCCAAATTTTCAAACTCGCATGGCAGCATGCTTTGACTTGGCTGCATATATCCCAACAAACGAGAAAATTAAAATTTATCAGGGCAAAAGTTTTACGGAAGTATTCCCGGAATACGATTCCTCCAATGAAAAGAACTTCATTGCCCTTATGCCCGGAGAAAGGGCTTTAATCCGCACAGGATTGACTTTTAACGTGCCCGAGCAATATTCCCTCCGCCTGCACCCCCGGTCAGGGATGGCCCTTAAATACGGTTTAACGCTGGCTAATTGTGAAGGTATTGTGGACGAGGACTACACCTTAGAGACCAAAATTATCATTCTTAACACCAATACCACCGATGCCATCAAAATTTATGACAAGGATAGGGTGGCTCAGGCTGAGGTAGTCGAATACGAACAGTGCTACTTCCAGGAAATTTATAAAGAACCCGACCAGAAATCTGATCGGGTTGGGGGGTTTGGAAGTACTGGAAAATAATGTATTTTATTACTCCGAATTATAGTATTGCGATGATTCCAAAAGCTGGTTGCTCTACAATTGGAGCATCTATTTTATATTCTTTTTATCCTGATATTTATAAAGAAAATTATAAAATAAGAAAACCGGTATATTTAAAAAATTTTGTTCCAAACGAACCCAACCCCTCTAAACAAACAGTTTTATTTGTTAGGCATCCTATTGAAAGATTTATATCAGCGATCTCTTCTGGAACACATATACATGTTCCAATAGAAGAAATAATACAAGCATTTGAAAATAACGATAAAATGTGTGGACTGCCATATTTACGTAAACAAATTAACTGGAAAAAAGAAAATAGCATAATTCACAGATTTCCAGAGGATTTGCCTTTGTTAATTACAAAATATGGATTTAAAACATATTTTCACATTAATGAAAATTTACAAAAAAGAGAAATAAATAAAAACCATCTCGATAAAGTTTTTAATCATTATCAAGATGATTTTTTATTATATAATTAAACATCAGTAGATATATTTATATCTGGAGTAGATAATGCGTTTGGTGGTGTGCTAGTTCCTGCACTGATGTATCTATCGACATTCCAAGCATATAACATTAATTTATTATTTAATGCGAAGCCAGGTGCATGTGCAGTTGGAATGTTTACAGCAAATCTTAATACATCATTTGGATTTAATGTTATGACACTATTAATATTTGGTGGGAAATCCGGTTTATAATCAATATAAGCTCCATTGTTGATGGAATATCTGTAATTGAATGTATAACCAGCACCAACATTTGGTCCAGCTGATATAAGGTAGCAACAAAGAGCAATTTCAACCGGTGTATTGAATAAGCCAAATGTTAACCCATAAGCTAAAGCAGAGTTTGTAGTTATAGTGTTTGTACCTGTATGATAATAATAGTTACTATTTCCATCCGGCACTGGTGACATATCACCAATATTAGTCCACACGCCAACAGGATATGCAGATAAACCTGGAAACAAATCACCAACTATATTAGAAGCATATGTAATTGAACCAAGATAAGAATTACCTAAACCCGGTGTTGTAGTTCCAAATATATTTACTGCACCGGTACCACCACCCGTATTTCCTAGAGGATACACCACACCAATTTTTAATGGTTCATTATTTGTGATCGTAAAAGGAGAAGTATATTGTTGTATTTGGTTACTACCGATGACATATTCAAGCCCCGATGGGCCTGTACCAGAAACATGATTTAATGATAAAGTTACTGTAACATTACCTCCAGGCAAATTATTAGAGAGAGTAACAGCAAAAGTCGGTCCAAATGATGTCGCAGGAGCAAAACTGCCACCAAATGCTCCACTAGCACCAGTTAAATAAGTCAAAGTTGCGCCGCCAGAACTTCTTAGCCACCAGGTTCTCCTCGGTCTATTTATACCAAAAGAATTGGAAGTTACTGTTGTCCAACCACTTAGAACTCTATAACTTATTACTATTGGTGTGCTAGATTGGGCTGTTAATTTATCACCAGCAGTTGTGCTATAATCCATCATAAAAAATTGATCTTGGAAAGACACATTGTTCATCATCATTCCATTGTTTACATTTTGCCACATTTGGGTTACAGCATTATATCTAAATGGACCCATTGCTGTATTAACAATACGCCCTGATGTTGGATTAGTAGTTTGGTTTAAAAAACTAGCAAAAAAGTTTTCCATTAATTTTTTATTTGACATATTTTGTTCCTGTATACTATTTATTTATCTTTATTATTTTGCTTTGAAAATTTAATAGACTTAAATTCTCTCCAAATTAACCATAATACCGTTGCTAAAATTACAAAATACCAAAAACTCCATTCTGAAGCTTGGTTGGGGGTACTAAAAAATGGATTTGGTGTAGTTGTATGAATTGGGTTTCCTGCTTTGTCTTTCATATAGACAAAATTTGGAGATGTGCAGGATGATAGAATCAAAAAAAGAGGAATTAGATATTTCATACTTTATCTCCCGATACCGAAGTTCCAAAGTAAAATCCAACAACTGCCAACAGAACTTGTCGATTTTCTTGAGCCAAGAAATACCCCGGGATCTCCACAAAATATCTTCTAGTGGTTTCGGGAATCATTCCAAAAATACTTTCAGGTTGTTTTTGTTCAAATTCCGCAAAGGTTGGAATTCCAAAGAATGGGAGTACAAAAGGAGCAGCAACAACGGCAAACAAGCATGTCAGAACAATAAATCTTCTTACATTTCTACCAACATCCAAAGGGACTCGTTGGGCTGCTTTGTCTTGATTGTTTGTTGTTTGTTGGTTGGACTTAATCAGGCGTTCAAATATCTCTTTTTGGTCTTGAGCTCGTTGAGCCCAATATTTGAATAGAAATCCTGTTACTCCCCCACCAATCAAAGATAAAAGTTCTATGCTCATATTTACCTCAGTTTTTTTGATATGAAAGTTGTATTTCTACCGAATCACGGATGCTTTCAAAATAGTCTGTAACGGATTGTGCATTTTCCATGTTAGGTGGAAAATCAAAATGCCATTGAAGCAAAATAAAACCAATGTTTACATTTTTGTTTCTAATTGGCAGACAGGCATAATGAGAAATGTTTTCATCCTCAAAGAAATGTTTTGCATAAGAATTGGACATTGCCTCAACATGGTGCACAATTCCTTTGTTATCAAGTACTGCGTGGAGCAGAGGAATAAACAAAGAACAGAGAACATTCTTGAATTTTAAAGATTGTGAAATATAACCTTTGTGCGACGATTCGTGTGTGATTGAAAACTTGCGCATGGAAATTCCATCCATGAAGTATTCACCATTATGAAATTGCAAAACACTTACACGCATTGCCTTGCTGTTTATTCTGAGTTCTGTTAATAATTCATGAATTTCTGTGTGTATGGCAATAAAGTTGTCTGATTTTGGACGAGATTGTATAAATTTTACTACCCCCCATCCCATTCCTAAAATTCCAAAAACTGCTATGGAAATAACTTCGATAAGTTTAGAAAAATCTGGGATTAGTGCCAACATCTTGTGAAATTCTCCGTGTCTTAATATTTAGACTTGACGACCCCTATAACTAGTGTATATTGAACTACCATGACTACAAGAGAAGACTTATTTAAATTACATCAAGATATGTGTTCCGAAGCATTGGAATTGATGAAAAAGAAAAACAATGACTATGCTTCCGGCGTTGATCCATTCATGAATTTTAGACGAGCAGAATATTTGGGGTTTGCAACGGCAGAACTTGGGGTTCTTATCAGAATGACGGATAAAATGTCAAGAATCTCAACTTTTTTGAACAAAGGAGATCTTTCTCTTGCAAACGAAAGCGTCTATGATGCAATTGTTGACATGATCAACTACAGTGTTCTGCTTGCTGGACTATTGAAGGACAAAGACCAAAAGAACAACCAATGAAGTTTTATACTGCCTGCACACTCAAAGGCAATAAAATTTTGGTTCGTGGATATAACAAGGGCAAGAGGTTTATGGATTCCGTGAACTTCAAACCTTCTTTATATATTCATTCAGAAAAAGAATCCAAATATAGAAGTCTAAAGAACACATCAGTAAAGAGAATGATATTTGATTCTCTCTATGACTGTAGAGAATTTTTGGACCAATACAGAGACATACCGGACTGCCCAATATATGGAAACACTGATTTTATTACTCAATACCTCATGGAGACTTATTCGGCTGAGGTGGAATACGATCTTTCCCAAATCAAGGTAGCATATCTTGACTTGGAGTGTGAATCTGAAGGAGGATTTCCAGATTTAGATTCACCCAATGAAAGAATTAATCTAATAACAATAAGAATCAACGGTACAACCTATGTAATAAGTTTTACTCCGATCACCTTGCCAGATTGCAAGGTGATCATCGTTGCATCCGAAAAAGAATTGATCAAAAAGATCTTTGAGGTTCTGGCCAAAGAAGATGTTGACATCATAACTGGATGGAACATCAAGCTATTTGATATGCCCTATATAATAGGTAGGGCATTGCTTTTTTACGAACCGGAAGATATACAGAGTTGGTTGCCTTTTGGTTTGATGAAGATGCGAGAGACTGACATAGGCGGAAAGAATTATAAAATTTATGAATTCCCCGGCTATACGATTCTGGATTACATGGATCTGTATAAAAAATTTTCCGGTACTAGCCAAGAAAGCTATGCACTGCAAAACATAGCAAAGGTGGAACTAGATGCACAAAAACTGGATTATAGCGAGTATGGTTCACTGCGTGAGTTTTACAAAAAGAACTTTCAAAAGTTTGCAGAATATAACGTCCAAGATGCTGTCTTGGTTGAACGGCTTGACAATAAACTAAAACTTATCGATCTTGCTGTTTCAGTCGCATACGAGGCAAAAATAACTTACGACACTGTATTTTTTGCCACGCGAATTTGGGAAACCATCTGCTGTGACTATTTGCTAAAGCAAAACATAATACCACCTTTGAAGAAAAGCTATGCCAAGGATGAGCAATTTGTAGGAGCATATGTTAAAGATGTCACGCCCGGTTTCTACAAAAATGTTGTTAGTTTTGATGCAACCAGTCTGTATCCATCGATTATAATGCAGTGGAATATTTCACCAGAAACCTGTATAAAGGCCAATGTTGCATTCAATGCAGATGATTTCTTGGGTGGAAGAAAAAAAGAGATATTTGATTCACTAGAGCAAGTAAAAAAAACAAATGCTTGTCTAGCATGTAACGGTTCTATGTTCACCAACGATTTTAAGGGATTTATTCCCATTCTGATCGAGAGGACATTTAATCAGCGCAAGGAAGCCAAGAATAAAATGATAGAACTGGAAAAGGATTATGAACAAACAAAAGATGAAAAACTATTGCCGAGAATCGCAGCACTCAAAGTTCGCCAATCAGTTAAAAAGATTCTCGCAAATAGTTTATATGGTTGTCTTGGCAATCCCGCTTTTGTCTATTCATCTCCTGAGTTGGCCACTGCAGTCACAGTCACAGGACAAGTCATCATCCGTAAAGCGGAAAAGGCTATGAATGATTATATTCAAAGTCTTACAAAAGATAACAAAGACTATGTAATCGCTGTTGATACAGATTCGGTTTATCTTGATTTGGATGCAATAGTTAAAAAGATTTCAGAGAAGACAAATATACCAAATGTTACTGATTTCATCAATCAGGTGTGTGAACAAAAGATTCAGCCCGAATTCAAAAAGGAAATGGATTTGCTTGGCCGCACTCTGAATTGTTCGGAGAATAAGATCGTATTTAAACGGGAAGCCATTGCTTCTGCCGGTATCTTTATTGCTAAGAAGAGATACGCTCTTTATGTTCAGGATCTTGAAGGTGTTCGATTTACTGAACCGAAGTTAAAAATAATGGGTCTAGAAACTGCTCGCAGCAGCACCCCGGCTATTGTTAGAAATAAATTAAAGGAATGCATAAAGATTATCCTGACCAAAACCCCAGAGGAGTTGCGAAGATATGTGGATGAATTCTATGATGAGTTTATGAAAATGCCTATTGAGGATATTGCAGCTCCTCGGGGAGTCAAGGGTATTGCCAAATATACCGACAATACAAAAATTTACAAAACGGGAACCCCAATTGCCACAAAGGCAGCATTATTACATAATGCATATATTAAAAAATTAAATCTTACAAAAGACATTCAAGTTATTAGAGAAAACGATAAAATAAAATTTGTTTTTGTAAAAGTTCCAAATCCCTATGGGATGAATGGTAAAGATGCTGTTTTGGGTTTCATCAATAAACCAGCCAAAGAATTTGAACTTGAAAAATATATTGATAGAACAAAGCAATTTGAAAAAACTTTTAAAGAACCTTTGGATAATATTATTCAAGCAATTGGTTGGGTCATAAACAATGAATTAACACTTGAATCGTTTTTTGTTTGAGGTATAATAATAAAAATGGGATACAAAAATTATTATAAACAAAAAACAAAATATAGAACCACTACCAAAGAATGGGTTCATGATGTTCTTAATAAGAATATACTCCAATCAAAAAATTTTCAATATGAAAAATTACTTCAAGAGCAAACAGATCGCATAAAAACCTTGGAACAAGAGATATCAGATCTTAAACAAGAAATTGAAATGTTAAAAGCTATTAATCAGGAGTGTTAAGAAATGATGAAGAAAATTAAATCTAGATATGGTGATGAACGAACTATTACGCTTCTTGAAGACGGACGTTACCGAATCGAAGGCAGGTCTCTTTATACTCGCCACGGCACTGGTCTATTTGACTTTGAAGGCGGTCCATGCTATATCATTGGTGATAGACTTCTTGATGTTGAAGACAACCCTGTAATCACTAATATAGAAATTGATGAAAGCAATCTTGCAGATAATTATGCAAGTGTTATACTTTCAGTTAAGAAAGCAAAAAATGTCAAAGTATCTAAAAAACTTAATAAGCAAAATCGATAATCCAGACGCAACTCTTGTATCGGAAGGAATTGATGGTGCAGATGTAACCGGTTTTATTGACACTGGTTCCTATGCATTGAATGCATTGTTATCTGGTTCTATCTTTGGAGGTCTACCAAACAACAAGATCTCCTGCTTGGCAGGAGATCCGGCAACAGGAAAGACCTTCTATGCCATTGGCATCGCAGGCCAGTTCCTAAAGGATCACAAAGACGGTGTTGTGATTTATTTTGATACCGAGCAAGCAGTAACATCTGACATGTTCACTGCACGGGGAGTTGATCCTGAGCGTGTAGCAGTCATTCCCGTTGCAACAATCGAAGAGTTCAAGACACAGGCACTGAAGATTGTCAATGACATTCTTGAGCAGCCCGAAGAAGATCGAAAGCCGGTCTTCATGGTTCTCGACTCGCTTGGCATGTTGTCTACTCGTAAAGAGATGACTGACTCTGCTGAGGGGAAAGATGTTCGTGACATGACCAAGGCCCAACAGACCAAGGCAACGTTCAGAGTTCTTACCCTGAAGCTTGGCAAAGCCAAGATTCCCATGCTCCTTACCAATCACACGTATCAGGTAATTGGAGCATATGTACCCACAAAGGAACTTGGTGGTGGCATTGGTTTGAAATATGCAGCAAGCAATATTCTTACTCTTTCAAAGAGTAAGGATAAAACAGAAGATGGAGTAGTTGGCAACTTTATCAAATGCACAAACTACAAGAATCGTTTTGTTAAAGAAAACATGCAAGTTGAAACTCGTCTAAACTATACATCCGGTCTAAGTAGATATTATGGTTTAACGGATCTTGCTTTGAAGTACAATATCTTCAAGAAAGTTTCTACTCGCGTAGAGTTGCCAGATGGATCTAAGGTTTTTGAAAAAAATATTGATGATGAGCCAGAAAAATATTTTACTTTGGACATTCTAAATAAACTGGATGAAGCAATTCAAAAGGATTTTAAATATGGAAAATCTTAATTATTCTTTTGTTGATGAATTGAATACAGATTTAAATAAAAACTGCCCAATAAAAATTTTAGAAGGAAAGTATAAAGATATTATTTTTAGATATGGAAAAATTGGTTTAACAGAATTAGATTCTGGGGATTTAAAAATTGATATGGAAATTGAAGTATTAGTATGTCCCGAAGGATTTGATCAGCAGGAACCAGATTTTACAAATATTGTTGGAAATATTTTTAGTCATATTGTGGAAAGTGGAATTGATTCCAAAATGGATGAACCAATAGACCTTGAAGATGATGTTCACCAAGATAATGTTTGATTCATGTAAATAAAGAGGTAAAATAAAAATATGGAATCTGTGATCTTGAAAAATCTCGTTTTAAACGAGGACTACTCAAGAAAGGTAGTTCCCTTTCTTCATGAAACTTATTTTCAAAATACTAGTGAAAAAATAGTATTTGATATTGTTTCAAAATTTATATTAAAATATAATAATCTTCCAACAAAAGATGCAATTTTAGTATCTCTAGAAAATCAAAATACTTTAAGTGAAACTGATTTTAAAAAATCAGTATCGATTGTTGATGATATGTTTCAACAAACTGATAGAACTGATACCCAGTGGCTTATAGATCAAACTGAAAAATTTTGTAAGGAAAAAGCAATTTACAATGGTATCATGGAATCAATAGGTATCATTGAAGGAAAAGATAAAAACAAAACACAAAATGCTATTCCAGAAATTATGTCGAAAGCATTGTCGGTATCCTTTGATACTAGGGTTGGCCATGATTTTCTTGAAGATGTTGATTCTAGGTATGAATATTATCATAGAGTTGAAGAAAAAGTTCCTTTTGATTTACAAATGTTCAACACGATTACACGCGGTGGCACAAGAAAGAAAACTTTAAATGTGGTAATGGCCGCATCAGGCGTAGGTAAAAGCGCATTTTTATGCCATCACGCTGCATCATGTTTATCTCAAAATTTAAATGTTCTTTATATTACTCTTGAAATGGCAGAAGAAGAGATTGCAAAAAGAATAGATGCTAATCTGCTGGATTGTGATATGCATATTTTGGAACAAATGCCATTAACACAATACGAAACAAAAGTGGATTCATTTAAAAAATTATGTCATGGAAAACTTATTATTAAAGAATATCCCACAGCAGCAGCAAACGTAACACATTTTAGAAATTTGATTGAAGAATTAAAAATTAAAAAGAAATTTATACCGGATGTTATTTTTGTTGATTATTTGAATATCTGTTCTTGTGCTAGATTCAAATTAGGCAACGGAATGAATAGTTATACCTATGTAAAAGGTATTGCAGAAGAATTGCGTGGTTTGGCTAAACAATATAATATTCCACTGTGGACTGCCACTCAAGTAAACCGAGAAGGTGCCAAAAGCAGTGATATGGAAATGACAGACACATCTGAAAGTTTTGGTTTACCACAAACAGCAGATTTTTTCTTTGCTTTGATTGAAAATGAAGAGTTGGCAACGGCAGGCCAACTTATGGTTAAACAGCTCAAGAATAGAGGAAACGATACAACTAAAAATAAAAAGTTTTTAGTTGGAGTAAACAAATCTAAGATGAAATTCTTTGATGTGGACAATTCTAATAATGATCTTGTAAATTCAAATAATACAGATGAAAACGGATTTGGTTCAGGATCTGATGAAAAAACATTTAATCCAAAATTTTCAAAGAAGAAAAACAAAGCAGTTAATTGGTCGTTTGAGGAAGCTCAGTGAGTATATATATTGATAAAAAGTATGTAAATCTAGTATCTGGATCTTTGCAAAAATTTAAATGGAAGAAAGATACTTTAGCCACATGTAGATGTTTTAAATGCGGCGATTCAAAAAAAAATAAGTCCAAGACAAGGGGATATTTTTTTGAATACAAAGGAAATTATGTATACAAATGTCACAATTGCGGGATTTCTTGTAATTTATATTCTGTTCTTGAAGATATTAGCCCAGCATTATGCAAACAATATGCGTTTGAAGTTTTTAAAGACAAAAAACCAGAACCAATCATACAAACAAAAGAAAAAAAATGTCCTGTATTTACAAATCTCGGCACCCGGCTTGACTTATTAAATGAGGATCATAAGGCAATAAAATATGTTAGATCTAGAGAAATACCGAAAGAAAAGTATAGCAATTTTTATTACACTTCTGACTTCAATAAGATCATGCAGTCCTTTGGTAGAGAAGGAAAAACGGAAGAAAGACTTGTTATCCCTTTCTACGATGAAACCGGAAACCTTATTGGTGTCCAGGGACGAGCCTTCACAGAAAATGCAATCCGCTATATAACCCTTAAACAAGAGGGTTGCGAACGTCTTTGGTATAATTTAGATAAAGTAGATCCTCGTTCTACAGTTTATGTTACCGAGGGTCCAATAGATTCTATGTTTATTCCAAATGGAGTTTCGATGCAAGGTGCTAATTGGTTGTCAGATTTTCCTAATAAAATAAAAAATTCAAAAATAGTTTTTATTTTCGACAATGAACCGAGAAATAGTGAAATTGTAGATCTTGTAGGAAAATATATAGATGCTGGTCGTAATGTTGTAATTTGGCCACAAGAAATTAATAAAAAAGACATTAATGAAATGGTTTTAGCTTATGGGCATTCGATAGCAATCAAGCTTATAATAAATAATATATATTCTGGACTTCAAGCTAAAATGAAGTACACTTATTGGAAGAAGGTTTAAAATGGCAGATAAAGATGATGAATTATCAAATGAAGAAATTTTAAAAGCCAGTGAAGCATATTTAACTTTTGTACAAAGATTTGGAGAATATATTAAAGAAATTGATCCAGAACTTTGGTCTAGAGCTAGAGCATATGCAGCAGATTTCACACAGATTCCTGGTGTTAGAGTTGAACTTGTAGATAATGATGAGGATTTAAATGATGATGGAAACTCTGAACAGAAGCACGGCGCAGATTAAAGTTAATGTTTTGGATCATGGACATGTTGATTTGATTGACTATATGGGATCTGATCTTAGTGTCGTTAATGCTGCAAGAGTTTCCTTCAACAAGGAAAGTTCTTGGGACTACGCTGACAGCCATGTTCCAATTAAGTCATTGCCTGAAAAAGATTCCAAACTAATTAAATATCTTGCAAAGCACGATCACTTTACTCCATTCTGCCACCCCCAGATTAGCCTTAGAATCAAGTGCCCGATATTTGTTCGTGCGCAACTAGGCAAGCATCAAATTGGTTTGGTCATGAATGAGGTTAGTCGTCGTTATGTTACATTTGAGCCAGAGATCTACACTCCGCTTTGGAGAAACGCACCTACAGATGGTGCTAAACAAGGAAGCAGCGGTGCTATCGAAGATATGGATCTCTGCATTCGGCTACGACAGGAATACGATGCTGTTGCAAAGGAATGCTTGGATCTCTACAGCAAACTTATTCAGGACGGTGTTGCCCCCGAACAGGCAAGATCCATTCTTCCCCAAGGAACTTATACGGAATTTGTGTGGACTGGTTCTCTCTACGCATTTGCCCGCGTGTATAACCTGAGAATCGATGCTCACGCACAATGGGAAATTCAGCAATATGCTAAAGCAATTGACAAAATAATTGCTCCACTTTTCCCAGTTTCGTGGAATACTCTAACAACTAAATAAAGACACCACTACAGGAGTCTCAAATATGGCAGAAATTTTATCACCGTTTCAATCGTTTATTTTCATCTCACGCTATTCCAGATGGCTTCCTGATTACAATCGCAGAGAAAGCTGGGAAGAATGCGTGGAGCGTTGGTGGAATTACTTTACGAACAAGGTTCCTCAACTCGCAGAACGTCCTGATGTAAAGGAAGCAATTCTTAATCTTGAGGTTCTTCCATCCATGCGTAGTCTGATGACTGCTGGACCAGCATTGGACCACGACAATACTTGTTTGTACAACTGCTCTTATTTGCCAATTGATTCTCTTGAATCATTTGCTGAGTTGTTTGTTGTTCTAATGAACGGTACTGGAGTCGGTTACTCTGTCGAACGCCAGTACACAGACAAACTTCCAATAGTTGCAAGCAAGATTGAAAAGCACTTCAACGTGACTTACGTTGTTGAAGATTCAAAGGAAGGGTGGGGCGATGCAGTCAAGTTCTTGATGGATCATCTATATGCAGGTCGCCATATCAAGTGGGACTTGAGCAAGATTCGTCCTGCTGGTGCAAGACTCAAGACATTTGGTGGTCGTGCAAGTGGCCCAGCACCCCTTGACAATTTGTTTAAATTCCTTGTCAAGGTTTTCTACAATGCACAAGGACGCAAGTTGACTGCTCTTGAGTGCCATGATATTTGCTGCGCCATTGCTAATGCTGTGATCGTTGGTGGTGTTCGTCGCTCTGCCATGATTTCTCTCAGCGATCTGTCTGATCGTGAGATGGCTCACTGCAAAAGTGGTGCATGGTGGGAGCAGGCTGGTTTCCGTTCATACGCAAACAACTCTGCTGTATACCGTGGTCGCCCACCGATGGGTCAGTTCCTTGAAGAGTGGACATCACTGTACAACAGCCACAGCGGTGAGCGTGGAATGATCAACCGCAGAGCCTTGCAAGAGCAAGCAGCTAAGTGGGGCCGCGACGAAAACTGTGAATATGGAACAAACCCGTGCTCAGAGATTATTCTCAAGCCATTTGAGTTCTGCAACCTTTCAACTGTTGTCGTTCGTCCTGATGACACTGCAGCAACTCTGAAGAAGAAAATTGAGATTGCCACGATCATAGGAACCGTTCAATCCACCTTTACTAACTTCCCATACCTTCGTCCAGAGTGGAAGAAGAATTGCGAAGATGAAAGATTGCTGGGTGTCAGCATGACGGGTATCTATGACAATAAACTCACCAGTGGTCTTGAAGGCAAGCCAAAGTTGATCCGTCTACTTGAAACCCTACGTGATCACGCAACAGCAACAAATCTCAAGTGGGCAGAAAAGCTTGGTATCAACCCAAGTAAGTCAATCACTTGTGTCAAGCCAGAGGGTACAACTTCTTGCTTGGTGGATTCTGCATCGGGACTCCATCCACGATATGCGGATTATTATTATCGTAGAATTCGCATCGACAAGAAGGATCCAATCTACAATCTAATGAAGGATCAAGGCGTTCCTTGTGAAGATGATGTTATCAATCCAGGAAACACAGCGGTCTTCACCTTTGCGATGAAGGCCCCCAAGGGAACAATCACCACGGAAGATCTCCGTGCATTGGATCACTTGGATCTGTGGAAGACATATCAGGAACACTATTGCCACCACAAGCCATCAATCACCGTGAACTACAGGGACTCTGAGTTCCTTGAAGTCGGTCAGTGGCTGTGGGAAAACTTTGATGTGGCAACAGGAATTTCGTTCCTTCCTGGTGGTGATAGCCATACATACGCTCAGGCTCCATTTGAGCAAATTGATTCTGCTACCTATTCGGCACATCCAAAAGTTAAAGTTAACTTTAAGGATCTGTCTAAATATGAAGCAGAAGACAATACTGAGGCAGCAAAGGAATATGCCTGCAGCGCTGGCGGTTGCCAGATAGTCTGATCCTCAATCCTCTGTAGCTCAGTTGGTAGAGCAGAGAGCTGTTAACTCTCGGGTCACTGGTTCGAACCCAGTCGGAGGAGCATCAAAAAAAAAAATCCCCTTTCGGGGATTTTTTTATATTTAAATTTTTTATGTCCCACCACCCGGATAACTATATGTTGTATCGTTTGCAGAAATTTTATAATTTCCTTTAAAATAAATTGGCATAACGTTAGTGGTATCACTTTTTATTGCAAATCCCTGATTACCAGAAAATGGAGCCAATATAGAAACATCTGCTGTATCTGAAATGTTCATTCTGCATGTAGTTGCTAACATAGTTCCTTGCAATATTCTGCAACCATCATTTTGACCAACATTACCAAAATTTATTGTTCCAGAATTCATCTGCAAATCTGCAAAATCAACACCATGATCTACGTTAATACTTTGAGAATTTACATTTGTTCCAGATGTAACCAACTTCATTGTAGTACTAGTAAGTTCTGATGGACCCGAAGAACCACATATACCGGGCGCAGTAAAATATAATGATTGCGTAGATAGAGTTCCATTATTCATTCGCAAAATACCATCATTTTGTAATGCAAATCCCTTTGTTATATTAATACGACTAGACTGTCCATTAATTATCATATCATTAGCAATTTGACTTGTTGTATCAAAATTATAAGTTGATGATGATAATGTATTATAAACTTTTACTGATCCATCAAAATTGTAAAGATAAAAATTAAACTTTGATGGTGTTGCTGTTGTAGATTCTATAAATTGACCAACTCCTTTTAAATAAACTGATGCAGAAGGCTCAGCTCCAGTTTGCGGGGTTATTACGGGGTCTGCACCATTAAAAAGAGTAGTTGTATGCAAATAACAAGCAGTCCAACCATTTGCTGCTTTATCAAAAATTACATTAGAAGGTGATACAACAAAATAATCTGTAGAAGTTCCTATATTTTTTTCATAATCAGCATCTATTTTTACTGAATTTAAATATCTAATACCAAGAGTGCTTGAAGGATTGCCAGCAGTTCCAGTTAATGTTCCACTTGGGCCAAAAATGGGATATTGTTGAGCTCCAGAAGTTGCCCATTTGACAAATCTGATATCAGATCCCCAGACGGGTTTAGAGGTTGCCGAGACAAAAAAAGTTGCTCCAGGTTGCCACCAAAGAGTCCAATTTTGTAAATTGTTTGGGTCTGCGCTAACTGCTCCGGTCCAGTAATATACTGCCATATTTTATCCTTTGTTAAAATATTTATATAAAATTTAAGTGATAAATAATTATGTCAGCAGCGGTGGAAGTTCCACGCATTCCTTTTGGGCCGTTCTAAGTATTAACCCATCGTAATGCTAAGGAACCACCACTGCTGGCCAAGGTATAAATATATATGTTCTATATGATGGTTGGAGTTGACTATTCTATATCTTGCCCCTGCTTGTGCTTATATGATGAGCGCAAACCTTTTAATTTTAATAATTGTTGTTTTTATTATCTAACAAATACAAAAAAATTTGCTGATAAAATTTTACCAAATATTACTGGAGAATCTTTTCAGGAATATGTAGCTGATGTTGATAGATTTGACAGCATATCTGATTGGGCTGTAAATCTATGTATAGGGGCTTCAGATGTGGCTATAGAAGGTTATGCATTTAATGCCACCGGTAGAATTTTTAATTTAGCTGAAAACATGGGTATATTTAAACATAAACTCTATAAAGCTGCTGTGCCAGTTACAATAATAGAACCAACAAAGGCAAAAAAATTGGCTACCGGAAAAGGCAATGCAGACAAACAGCTAATGTATGAATATTTTTCTAAAGAAACTAAAACTAATCTAATGACAGTTTTTGGACAAAAAACTTTATCCAATCCTATAACAGATATAGTTGATAGCTATTTTATTTTAAAAACTATGTTAGCGAACAATTCTTCCGGCGTTTAAACTTGCGCTTTGATCTAATTTTGAATGAAAACGCTTTGGAACCATTCCATTATTTTTAATTTTATCAATTACCTCTTTAAATTGGCTACCAACAACCTTTGAAGGTGTTAAAGTTGTATCCATGGCCAAAGAAGGATTTGATGCTTGCCAATCTCGTTTAATTTTTTTCTTTTTGCATTTTGGACATGCTTTTTTAATTGGCACATCACGATTTGCTGCAGTTAAAAATTCATCAAATTGATAAAAACATTTTTCGCATTTAAAAGCATAATTAGGCATTTTCTTTATTCCTAAAAGTAATTAGCATCTGATCAAACAAGAATCCATAAGAAGGTTCTTTTGGTTTTCTTTTTAATTCCATTTTTGCTTCTTTTGGCGTTCTATTGCCTTTAAACAAATTGCAGTCTTTGCAAGCAGCTACCAAATTTACCCAAGTATGTCCGCCACCTTTACATCTTGGAACAATATGATCCAAAGTAGCAGTTTTATCACATAATTCAATACCACAGTATTGACAGCAATAATTATCTCTTCTTAAAATATTTTTTCTATTCGGTGCAGCTTTTTTAAATGGAAGCTTTACGTAATACTTTAAAATTAAAACTTTAGGTATTTTTATAATTTTTGAAACTGATACAACTTCATAGCAATCTTGTGATTCATCAATCCAAACTTTATCTTTTGAAACTAATTTAAAAGCTTTTGAAATGGTAATGATATTCAGGGGTGTATTGTCTTGGTTTAACAAGAGAACCTGTTTATTCATACCTTTTAAGTATTTATGAAAATCTAAATATTTTACAGCCATGGATAATAAAAATAATAAGCAATTTTATTGGGAAGTCAAAAATTTTATGGGTCGTGCAAAAACTCCAGCTTTGCCACCAGTAGATCCAAAAAGTTTAAAATCAAGTGTTAAAAGTGTTTTAGAACAAAACAAACCTTATCCTTTTGCGGTAAACAACTTTGTACAAAATAGTAACATAGTAAACACAGTTAGTCAATCAATTTATACAGAAAGACAAAATTATAACTCCCAATTGCCAAAAGAGATTAAATCAAACAAAAATATTTTAAACAATAATCCATTTTATTTGATGGAACAATCAGGCGAAAGCGCTACGTCTGCAACCAAAAATTCAAGACCTGGGATTTCTTCTGATAAATCTATAAAACCATATGAATTTTCTAAAATTACAACACCACCAAAAACGCCACCTCTAAGAATCCCAGATCAAAAACTTTTACCATCACCGGGAGGAAGTACCATACCAAAGATACCAACAGGCGCTCCTGGGTGGTTAAAATTGTTGTTAGTAGGATTGGGTGTTGGTGGTCTTGTTGGGCTGGGAAAAGATCTTTTTGGTTCAGATGAAGAGTCTACAAAAGATACAGTAGATTTGGAAACACCTATACCAAAAGAAGAGGAAAAACCTGAAACTGTAAATGATATGATTAATGCTTTAAGAAAAGCACATTCTATGCCAGTTCCAATTTATAATCCAGGAAGAAGAGATTTGAGCGCAGGAGTTTCTAAACCAAGTAATTATTCTGAATGGAAAAAAGCAACAGAAGCGAGAAATGCAGCAATAAGAGATTCAAATCTAAAACTTAGAGCAATATCAGACCAACAAAAAGAAGATATGCGCGGTGTAATGAACCAACTTCAAGATTTGAGAAAAACAAATCCCAATGATCCAAGAATTGGTGAACTTGAAAAACAAAAAAATGAAATGATGCGATCACAAAGGAAACTTTATGATGAGATGCATCCAAGAGAGGGAGCTCTCCAACGTGGTCTTGATATCATTCAAGGAAATCGTAGAGAAAGTTGGGCAAGAAAATTGGGAGAATTTAAGCAGACAACAGGTGGAATTGATTTTGATCCAACAAATCCACAACATCAAAATATAATGAGAGCACAACAATTCCCAAGTGCATACGGTGGTGCTGCTAAAACTGTAATTGATTCAAACAAAGCTTTGATGGGTTTCCAAACAAAAGAAGAAGAATCAGATCCAATAACAGGCGAGCCAAATTGGGATGGTAGATATTTGACAAAAGGACAAAGAGAAAGTCTACGAGCACAAAATCAAAAATCACAAAATCAACAACCTGTGGCCCAAAAACAAAATATTGGTCAGGTTGGATTTACAGATGATACTCCAGATTGGGTTCGCAGACATGCACAAAAATTTGGTATGGATTCAGCTAGAGAAATTGAGGCAATGCGTCTTGGTGTAACATCTGTTCTTAAAGGAGACGCTACAGCACCAATGGACACTTCCTTGAGTGCTTCTGAAGTTGCAAGACGTGGGCAAATTCTCGCAAGAGATCGTCAAGAATATAAAAATCAAAATCAACTTACCACATCGGGACGTGAAACAGGAATCGGTGTTGGTCGCACAGCATCACAGCCAGAAAGCACTTGGGACGAGGTTGCCCGTCGAAGCGTGAAAGGAGATTCTGAGCTTTCATCCGCACCACTTGTTCGTAGAAGTGGCAAAGTATACGCACAAACTGCAAATGGAGAGGTAGAACTTTCAACGGGTTCTATGATGACTTCTCATTATGCTGATAACGCACCCACAAGAGAACAAATGAATAGAGGACGATAAATGAATTATTTAACAAATTTTTATAAAAATAAATACGAACAGCTTCAAGAACACTATAATTATTTGATGAATATTGTAGAAGATAGCGCCGTTGAAATGTCAGATAGCGATGTTGAAAAATGGATAAACGATCAAAGTGATGCTCAAGTTCGCGCTGGTGGCAGACCACTCACACCGGAAGAAAAAGAAAGTTATCGTGCCAGAATTAACAAAAGAAGAAGTGAAAGATCGGCTTCTGAACAAAATACCAGAGTTAGTGCAGAACAAGAAGCAGCTGAAAGAGCAGCTCAAAGTGAAAGACAAAGAACTGCAGCAGAAGCTTTTCGAAAAGCGGCAGAAGAAAGAGCACGTAAGCAAGCAGCAGCCGATGAAGCTAACCGTGCTAGAGCAAACAGCCCAGAAGAACAGGCAAGAAGGGCTAGACAAGCAGAAGAGGCAGTAAAAAGAAGAACATCTGGCACACAAACAGCCGATACGTTAAAAACAGAAGCACCCCCCGTAGCACCAAAACCAGTAAGATCTGGCAGTTTGGGTGGAAGAATTGGAACTGGAGTAGCTGGATTGGGTGTTGGTTATGCTACAGATGAAACAACAAGAGCTGGACTTGAAGCCCTTGGTGTAAAAAATCAAGATGTATTAGACATAGCGGGAACCGCCGCAAATGTCGGTATAGGCGGTGCAACTGAAGTTGCCTTGTCCAGTTATTTGGGTGGAGCGGGTGCAGGTACGGCATTGGGTTTAGGTGCTGGAGCAATATTACCTTTGGCTGCAGCAGGAGCAATAGGAACAGTTGCCGGTAAAACAATTGAAAAAGGAGCTGATATTCCTTATAAAATTCCAGTAATTGATGATCCAAATAAAAATGCAAGAAGTACTTTAGATAGATTGGGTAATTTATTTTATAGTGAGCCAAATACAGCACTTGACATGGCACTTGGAATAAGACCATTAACAAGAGCTATAAACAATTTGATTGCTGGAAATCCAATTAATGCATCCACAAAAGACTTAAACACCGGTGGAAAATCAAAAAATACATCACAAAGTTCATATGAAGAAAAAGCAAAAAAATCAAGAGAAGCATTAAGTAGAGAATTTGCCCAAAAATATGGAAACTAAATAGCATTATGCACGGTCCACCTATAATATTAAATATTTTAGAACAAAGAAGACAAAGAAATTTAAACGGTCAATATAATTCTTTGAATGAAACTGTTGTATTAAATGAATTTTTATTAAAACATATAGGAAAACTTGTTGCCCCTTTGATAGAAAAAATGGGATTGAAGGCAGCTTTACAAAAAATTCGTCAAGAGTTTGGTGAACGTATGGCCAACATGGCAGCTGAATGGTGGAATAGCTCTGGTAATACAGCAAGACCGGCTTTACCATCTGCAACTCCACAATCCAAATTTCCATTAGAAATACCTCCAACTAAACCACCTGCAGCACCACCACCAACGCCAGCACCATTGCCAGCTCCGGCACCACCACCAAATCCAGTTCCCCAGCCAGTTTTGCCTCCAACTACAGTTCCTGCTCCAATAGTTCCACAAACACCAAAACCACCGCCAATGGTGCCAAATTTGCCACCAAGAACAATTCCAGGCCCAATGGTTCCACAACCACCAAAGCCACCGAGCCCAATAACACCAATAACACCAAGAACAATTCCAGGCCCAAAAGAAGTCCCTGGACTACCTCCACCGAAACCTGTTGTACCTCGTATTCCAGATGTAGATCCTCGTCCTTGGAGACCAATATTGCCGGAAGAAAATCCAATCGTACCAAGAATTCCAAGAATACCAGAGCCACAGCCAATCACACCAAGAATTCCAGGAATACCAGAGCCACAGCCAATCACACCAAGAATTCCAGGAATACCAGAGCCACAGCCAATTATACCAAAAAAACCTGATGATATTGAAACGCCAAAACCCGATGATTTGACAAAGTCTAAAGATGAGGATAAAAATAAACGTAAAACAGACAAAAAACCAGATGGTAGGCAAGATGTAGATCGTATACGAGATACAAACAGACCACCATATAATCCACGTAAACCTAGTGTTCCACTAGACAATGACAAACCTGTTCCAGGCTTTCCTGGTTTAGATGACGATCTAACATCAACTTATGTTGGCGAACTTGGTAGAGTTTATGGTGGTGATGTAAGATTGACTAGTGATTGGGGTGGAATGAGTAGATTTGCACATAGATTTAAAATCGTTTAATAATTCTTGATTTTTAATAAAAATATTTTATATTAAGTCGTAATATTATGTCGTTAAGTAATTTAAAAAAATTCATCCATAAACCTATAAATTTAAATATTGAATTAAAAGAAATTAATATAGATGGGAAAAGATTTTACGAAACACCCGAAGGAAAATTTCCAAGTGTGACTTCTGTTGTTGGTTTTCAAAAACAGAAGTTTTTTGCTAAATGGAGAAAAAATAATCCTGAAGAAAGTATTAGAGTTTCATCAAGGGGAACAGAATTTCATTCTTTATTAGAAAATTACATTAATAATGAAGATTTAAATATTGATGAAATTCATTCAGGACAAAAATCTTTATTTGCTTTAATAAAACCGGAAATAGATAAAATAGATAATATCGTTGCCCTTGAAACTCCTTTGTGGTCTAAAACATTGGGATTGGCCGGTAGAACAGATTGTATAGCCGATTATGATGGTAAACTGTCTATAATAGATTTTAAAGCCAGTACAAAACAAAAAAGAGAAGAGGACATAGATAATTATTTTGCACAGGCAACAGCATATGCCTTAATGTTTCAAGAAAGAACAGGAATAATTATAGAAAATTTTGCAATCATAATTGCTTGTGAGGATGGTATACTTCAAGTATTTCAAGGAAAACCACTACATTATGTAAAACATCTTTC